TGATCTTCAAATGAATCCTAAAGACCTCGCAAAGTCTGAAGGTCATATGGAAACTATTCGTCCATATTTTAATAATAAGAAAGTTATAGTATTGAGAAGTGATAGGGGTGACTCAGAAAAATTATATAGAACAGAAACACTCAAAGGTGCAAATCTAAAATCACTTGATATTATAGATGAGATAGATTTTTCTGGGAATATACATGGTTGCAAATTTCACTATATTCAAACACTAAAAAATCCAATTGCAGATATGATGGGTGTTAGTAAAGATACAGATTTTTCATATTGGGGTCGTATGAAACACGGCAACGATAGAGAGAAAACAATAAAACAAATTTATAGAGATAAAGATATATCAACTATGATGATAGGTGGATTTCCATCTGGAGTCAAAAGACAATATAAATGGATAAACAGTTGGAAAGAACTTTTTCCAAAGTTAGAAACTTCAAGGTCTACTCTATGTTTTAATTGGTTAGACCCCTATGCGACTACATCTCGCTATATTGAGGCTCTATCAGTAGGTATTATTCCTATGGTATGGAATCAGTATGATGTTGATAACACATATAATATAGATGATTGGCAAAGAGTAAAAACATTTGAAGAGTTCAAAGATAAAATTTTACAATTGAGAGATGAAAATTTATTTAGAGATAAATTAGAACAATACACTAATAATTATAAAAAAGTATTATTATCTGAAGATGAATACTTTTCACAGTTTAGTGATAGAATGAATAAAATATTGACATGAAAATATTATTACCATATAAAGAACCAGAGAATAGAAAAATTGATGATCCCATAGTAACAGGGGGTATTGAGTATTTCTGTAAATTAGTTTATGAACATTTTGACGTTGAAGTTTATCAGATACCTTACCTTGCTTGTTCAACTTGGGATATGAGAAGAAAAAGAGAAAAATCAAAAGATATCATAAAAAAAGCAGATGAAATAGGTGCAGATATAATTATTAATAATTTTTCTCATGGAATATATTGTGGTAGTGAAATGTCAAGATCACATATCCCAATCATGAATATTCTTCATAGTATGGATAATTATCTTTCAATAATATCAAGACTTAATAATTTATCCCACAATAATCACTCTATATTTTTTGTGTCAGAGTGGCAAAAAAATAGATATTTAGAGATGGCAAAAAGAGCAAAACAAAAACTTTGTGAGGTAACTGATTATATAAATTCATCATATTGCAAAGTAAAAATACCAGTATCAGATAATGAATATGAATGTGGAACAATAGGTAGATGCAACAGAGAGAAAAAACCATTTTTACTCAAAGAGATGTTAAAAGACACAGACATAAAAAATTTAGTTATAACAAATAAACCATTCCTAAATTCTGATGATGATAGTGTATGGGAAAAAGCACATAATAATTATTATGAAAAAGGTAAAACTTATGATAATGTTTTATGGAATTTACCTCACAAAGAGGTAATGACTAATATATCAAAATGTGGAACATATTTTTCAACTTGGAATAATGAAACATATGGAATAACTGCACTTGAATCATTATCTTGTGGTGTTCCCTTAATACTAAATGGTTATAAAGATAATACACACGCATCTGAGATTATACCAGCAAGTCAAAATCATTATAAGGTTATTCCAAAAAATGATAAAGATGCACTTATAGATGCAATAAAATCATTCAAAAATATTGATAAAAAAGAGATACAAGAAATGACTTGGGAAAAACATAATGAAGAGAGTTGGAAAAAACATTTTGCAAATTGTATGGATAAAACAGTAGAAAAATTTAATAAAAAGACTAGTAATTTAAATGAGTTTATGGTATAATAAGGGGATAAATATGTCAGAAGAATATATCGACTTTGTTAATTCAGTAACAAGTCAACAAAGTAAATCACACTCTTACTTCAAAGAGAGTTTAGATATTATGAAAGA